GCCTCCTGATTCGTTTGCTTGCCTGCAAATTTCTGTTTACCTTGAGAAGCACTCAAACAATTTAACTGGTGGTCTGGTACAGAGGTGACTTTTACCTGCCAAGGAGTGTAGAAAATTGTGAGTGCGTCCCCAATAAATTTATTCATTATCTAAAAAAATGTGAGGCTTGTAGACAAATGGATCTGTTAAGTGCACTGCTTCACCATCTACCTTGACCCATTTGTGGCCTTCAATTTCTTTAACTTCAGGTTGCTGCACTTCCATGTGCTTTGCAGTCTTCCACCATGAGACACAATCATCAGCTAATAGTTTAGATGTAGCAACACCTGCCTCCTCAGCTTTCTTCTTATACTCTTCAAGCATCTCGACAGGTAGGCGTATAGTTATTGGTTTAGTTTTCTTAGGGGAAAGGAATGTCATCATGTTCCACTGTTATGTTTTCAGATTTAGGTTTAGGTGAAGTATAAATCTTATCTGCTTTTATATATGCAGACTTCTCACCACCTTCTTCTTTGGGTTCAAAGTAATCGAGACTACCCTCTATTAATACGTTCTCTCCCTTGACACACTTCGCAAGTTTCTCTGCTGCATATCCATATGCCATAACTCTGTGCCACTGTGTCTTCTCCATCCACTCATCTGTTTTCTTATCCTTCCATGAGTTGCTGGTTGCAATGCTTGCATGTGTCCAGCTTAAATCGTCTGCTACTTTAGGATCGTTACCTAAGTTACCTGAAATAATTGTTCTATTATAATTAGCCATTGTATTCCTTTATTGTTGTTGTGAATTAAGTAGCTGTCCAACATCAGTCTTTAAGACAGATGCTATTTGAAACAGCCTGATTAATGTTGGGTCTGTTCGTCCAGCCCTCCAGTTATAGACACTCATCCTAGTAACACTTAGTTCTTTAGCAAATGCTGTGCTAGTAATGCCTACCTTATGCATGGTATCCCTTAAATTTCTGGGGAAACTTTCCAGACTGAACTTTTGCATGATATTTTTTCTTTCTTTTTAATTAAATATAATAAATAATAAATAATAAATAAATAATTAATATTATTATATCATTATTTTTATACAAGTCAAGTTAAATTTTACTATGAGCATCCAGATGTTTCACCACATGAGTTGCACTTGAGACAGGAACCATTCCTTACCAGTGTGAATTGATTACATGATGTACATGCCTCACCTTCATAGCCCTTAGTCTTTGCCTCATCTACGAGAGAAGCCTTAGTTTCTTTGGGCTTGACCGGGTTCCCTAAAAATCTGTGGGTTTCTTCGGGGACATCAAGTTCTTTAACTACTACCTTTGGTATCTCAATAGGTTGCACATGGGCAAGGTCACCCCTACCGAGGTAGTAAACTGCCAGCTCCCTGAATATATAGTCAAGGATAGACGAACTCATCTTAATAGAATCACTACCTTGAACCACACCTGATGGGTCAAACTTTGTAAAGGTAAATGCATCTATGTACTCATCTAATGGAGTGCCATGTTGTAGTCCTAATGAGACTGCAATCGCAAAGTTATTCATAAGACATCTGAATGCCGCACCCTCTTTATGCATATCAATAAAAATCTCTCCGAGAGTGCCGTCCTCATACTCTCCAGTACGGAGGTATACTTTATGTCCTCCTATCCTAGACTTCTGTGTAAACCCAGCTCTTCTGTTGGGCAATTCTCTTCTATTCGTATCCATAATTTCCTTTCTGATCATTAACTTGGTTAGTGCCGCCATCAAAATCAAGTGTAGTAATACCTGTCTGACCACCTCTTGCCTTGGCTACAACGACATCGACTTCACCTTTGTGTTGTTCTTGTCTGTATAAGAATATAATATTGTGTGCCACCCTCTCAAGAGTACCACTCTCTCCAAGATCACTTGCTATAGGGATCTTAGCTGATCTCTTCTCGACCTCTCTATTAAGCTGACAGAGGGCAAGCAGTGCTATGTTGTTACGTTGAGCTGTATTTCTAAGACGTTTAACGAAATCACCCATTGCTTCAGTCAGTGAAATGTGTGATCGTCTATCATCGAAGGCAAGTTCATGGAGGTGGTCAACTATTATAAACTTATATCCCTCATTAATCCCCCAATTAATTGACCTCATTACATCTACTGTAGTCTCAGATGTGTCATCAATAGACAGGTTCTTAGACCAAGCCTCATTCTCCTGACCTAATGTCTCTGCCATGTGTGTCCAGTCCTGCTCTTCAAAGGTATATCCTTCTAGTATTTTATTGAAGTGTATACCAGATGCATGACTAATAAACTTCTGTGCTATCTCTGTCTTGCTCATCTCGATTGAAATGAACAGGGTTTTAATACCTCTTCGTGCCGCATCAGCCGCAAGTGCTACTGCAAACGTGGTCTTACCCATTGCGGGGCGTGCCCCCAGGAGGGAGAGTGATCCGTATCTGAACCCGTATATAAAGTTATTCAGGCTGGAGAATGGAGTTGGCACAAACAACTCACTCATACTAACCTCACCCTTGTCATTACGTTTTGATATCTCTTCGATCTCTTCCCTCGCAATCTCTAGGAAGGAGGAGAAGGGTCTGGAAGATGATCTCTCAACCTGCTGAACCTTCTCACTAAGTATATCAACCTGTGAACTTGCATCCTCTCCTAGTTTAATTTTCTCTGCAGTCTTTAAAGCTTCTGCAGCAGTATAGGATTTTCTATATGACTTAATTATAATGTCTGAGTAATCCAGAAAGTTCTCCGCCTTTGGTGGTATATCTTTTATCTCATCAAGGCAGGCATTAACAACTCTCTCTTCACCAAACTTAGACAGTAAGGATCTATCGTCCACGATCTTAGCCGACACTGTAACACTATCAACAGCAACGTCTTTATCATAAAGTTCAAGAGCAGTATTATATATGATGCCATATTTCTTATTGGCAAACATCTCAGGCTGAACGATTGCCCTTACGTTAGGCAGTAGGTCAGGATAAGTGAGACAAATACTAAGTAAGTTACTCTCTGCTCTATTCATAATGAACCTCCTGTAACAGCCTTCCTGTTTGCTAATGTTTTCATTTCAATTGGCTGGGCTTCGTATGTACCCTTACATACAGGGTCAAACATATCTCCCTGCTTAGCAAGGATACAGTATGTATCCATGAAGGATCTCTTTTGGAATGAAAGATCTGTAGCTGAGAGGCTACCTAAGAAAGATAATCCTCCCAGTCTTCTGCAAGTCTCAGCAAGTACTGTATCCTCAAAACAAATAGGTCTCCCTGGGTGTGACTTGAGTGCTTGGAACAACTGGTTCCATGCCATTAATGCATCATCAGTAATGTCATTGTACAATGCATCAAAGAACTCTGCCGGACTAGGCATACCAGATTTTACTCTGGTCTTGATTAAGTTTTGGTATCCAACTCTAATCTCCTGCTCATTCAGCTTAGCAAGAGCCTTCTCCCAGATATGGGAGAGGTGATTGTATTCATCAGTACTAGACTTCTTCCCATAGACTGTCATGAGTTGAGATACCATGCTCTTTATATCTGCTTGTCTGCTCATTTATATTCTCGGTGTTAGTGTTTGTACTACCATGTGTCATTTTCCTGTATGCATTTATATACTTACAGTCTGACTGTGAAGGGTGTGTGTATACTAGGTTGCCAAGATCTCTACACTGCATCATGTAAGCTGTGTTGTTTACCAAATGTTCTTTCATTTGTTCAGCTAAGAACAGAACAACTTCCTCATATGTCTTCATAGTGAAGTCGTTTCCATCTGGCTTCAGTGTAAGTATCTTTTCTGCCCCCTTAACCCACTTGCTACGTTGTTGTGGGGTGTCGGGTGCATACTTCTCTTTATGTATAGCAAGGTTAATCTCTGTAAACTTTGCTATCATAAGGTCAACATCAGGACTCTCCTCCTTAGGTGTAGATTTCTTTGGAGGTTTAACAAAGAATTCAGAGTCAAAGTTTATCTGGTATATACTAGGCAATCTTTGCCCACCATAGAACTCCGGTGTGAAGCTGATGATAAGACCATTCTCTTCTAGGTAATCAATTCTTTTCTGGATCACCCGTGATGTGAAGTTGAG